ATTCAGACGGGATTCTTCCCATTGACACTTACAAAAAAGATGTAGACGAGATTACAACAACACCACTGCAACATGATTGGGAGGGTCTTAGAAAATCTATCCTGGAGACAGGACTCCGACACAGCACTTTGTCCGCACAGATGCCTTCAGAGAGCAGTTCCGTTGTGTCAAATGCCACAAACGGAATTGAACCACCTAGAGCATTCCTGTCCGCTAAAAAGTCCAAGAAGGGGGTTCTTAAGCAGATTGTTCCATCGTATTCAACTCTGAAGAATCATTACACTCTGCTCTGGGAAATGGGAAGCAACAAGGGTTACATTAACGTTGTTGCTGTAATGCAAAAGTTCTTTGATCAAGCCATCTCAGGTAACTGGTCTTATAACTTGGAAGATTATCCTGACAGAGAAGTTCCAACATCCGTGATCGCAAACGATCTCCTTACCACCTATAAGTATGGATGGAAGACTTCTTATTATCACAACACTTATGATTCCAAACATGATGGAAGTGATGAAGAAAAAGAGAATACTAAACAAAAACTTGAAGATCTAGTAAAAGAACTATCAGAGTCAGAGGAGGAAGTCTGTGAATCCTGCGCGATTTGATTTTAAGGTTTCACCAGTAGGTGGTAATAATAATGTGGAAGTGAAAGGAATGACTGTTTTTAACAGTAGAGAAGTGAACACCAAGAAGCAACCAATGTTCTTTGGTGCTCCCCTTGGTGTCCAGAGATATGATTCTTATAAGTATCCAGTCTTTGAGAAACTCACAACTCAACAACTGGGTTATTTCTGGAGACCAGAGGAGGTCTCACTTCAGAAGGACAGGTCGGATTATCTGACTCTTCGTCCAGAACAAAAGCACATCTACACTTCAAACCTGAAGTATCAGATTATGCTGGATTCTATTCAAGGTCGTGGACCTGGAATGGCATTCATTCCTTATTGCTCTCTTCCAGAACTGGAAGCGTGTATGGAAGTGTGGGGATTCATGGAAATGATTCACTCACGTTCTTACACTTACATCATCAAGAACATTTACTCGGATCCATCCGAGGTGTTTGACACGATTATTAAGGATCCAAGAATCCTTGAGCGAGCACAGAGTGTCACTGAATCTTATGATGACTTCATCAATTGTGCCCAGACCTACGGGAATGGCAGTGGTTGGTTACATCAACTCGAAGGTGTCCCAGCAGCACAAGAGGAACTCAAAGATGTCAAGAGAAAACTGTTCAGAGCAGTCGCCAACGTTAACATTCTTGAGGGTATTCGGTTCTACGTTAGTTTTGCTTGTTCTTTCGCCTTTGGTGAACTTAAACTCATGGAAGGATCAGCAAAAATCATCTCCCTGATCGCAAGGGATGAGAACCAGCATCTCGCAATCACCCAGAACATCCTCAACAAGTGGCGTGAGGGTGATGATCCAGAGATGAAACAGATCATGCAGGAAGAAGAAGAGTGGGTTTATGCCATGTTTGACAGGGCAGTAAACGAAGAGAAGAAGTGGGCAGATTATTTGTTTAAAGATGGAAGCATGATTGGATTGAATGACACTCTTCTCAAGCAATATGTTGAGTGGATTGCTAACCGTAGAATGAAGGCCATTGGTCTCAAACCAGTCTATGACATTGCAGCAAAGAACAATCCACTTCCCTGGACACAACACTGGATCTCCTCCAAGGGTCTCCAGGTTGCACCACAGGAAACGGAACTCGAATCCTATGTTCTCGGATCATTCAAGCAAGATGTCAAGAAAGATACCTTCTCAGGGTTCCAACTCTAAGAAACTTTTTACTGACGGATTTTATTATGAGTTTGAGTTTCTCATTGGTAGAGACAAACAAACTTTTATTCAGAAAATAGAGAGGTGGTGTGCTAAGAGACAACCACCTCTAAACACGATTCTTTTGCATTTGTTTGCTGGTTTTGTGGAATGGTATTATGGAATTAAGGTTTCACAAACCATGGACCAGGTTGATGCTCAGATCAGAGAGATCAGTGAGCAATGGAAAGCAGCACAGGAAGCACCAAAACCTGTTTATAAGACTGAAAAGTCTGAAGTTGAAGGTCTGGACACCATCAGCGTTTCCACAGAACTTCCAGATCCTTGGGAAGAAAATTATAAAGATGATTGGAACGCTTGGAGGTCTAAATAACGCAGATGAAACGTAATGCGTGTGTGACTACGAAAATCCCTGGTTATATCTTGAGGTCCCTTTTACCTCTGACGATATTGGGGATAACTTTGGTTTTGTTTATAAAATTACCAATCTCACCAACAGCCGACTCTACATTGGAAGAAAGGTTTTCTGGTTTCATCGAAAGCCCAGAGGGAAGAAAAGAAAAGTAAAAACAGAGTCAGACTGGAAAAAGTATTACGGGTCCTCTGATGAATTGAAAGAGGACATTAAACTTCTGGGTGTGGAGAACTTCAAGAGAGAGATCCTGTCTCTCCACAAGACAAAAGGGAAAACTAACTTTGCAGAAACTGAAGCGTTGTTCAAGAACGACGTGCTGACAGAGGCATTGGATGACGGGACACCCCGTTACTACAACAGTAACATAATGAATCGTTATTACCGCAAAGACTATTTTCCCAAATAGTATGTTAGAATGGTTACAACATTATAAAGGTTATGAAATTTAAAAAACTGTTGTTTGGTTTGCCTTTGCTGGCAGCGTCACTTCTCCCTCATGGTCATCACCATGTTGAGGTGAATCCTGACACTTCCTATGCCAAACTAACAACTGACAACAGAAAGGCAACCTTTGGTCCTGCAACAACTGCACTTCTGGACACGATTGCTTTTGCGGAAGGAACTGCTGGTTATCCCAACAAAGGATACAACACACAGTTCACTGGAAGGCAGTTCTCTGGTGTGAATCATCCTCGTCAGATCCTGAGTTCTGGTTGGCATCGTTCTGATGCTGCTGGTCGTTATCAGTTCCTGAGCACCACCTGGGACAGCGTGGGTGGGGGTCCGATGACTCCTGAACGTCAGGATAAGGGTGCTGTAAGGTTGATCATCAAGAGACTGAAGGCAGCAGGAATTCGTGTAAATAATGCGAATGACCTGGAGTATCTTCTTAAGACAGAAGGTCTGTCTAAGAGGATTCTGGGAGCACTTGCACCTGAGTGGGCATCACTTCCCACCATCTGGGGTGGCAGTTACTATGGACAGCCTGTAAAGAGTCACGCACGTCTTCAAGGTTACTTCAACAGTCTGCTATAATTATTTCGTTGAAACAAAACAATGATTAAGAAAGTCATCAACGGCATTAAGAACGTGTTCATTCCAAAGAGTGAACTCGGAGATGACATCACCGTCAACATGGATGGTGGTGTTGGTGGTTCTTGGTCGGTAAAGGATGACGCAGAAGCATTCACTGCTGATGCTAAGCGTCATTATTCCTCTTACACAGGCGTCCCTGCACCTGTTGAAACTCCAAACGATTCTTGGTTTGGTGAAGCACCTAAGACTGAAAAGGTGATAGAGTATGTCAAACAAAAGAATGAGGAACTCTATCAAAGACTCGCTGAAGAACCCCAACCAAAAGAGGTTGACAACATCCACGAGGTGATGTACAATAAAGCAACTGCCAAAGGGAACACAACGGTTCAATTGGATCCCCAACCCCAAGGCGGTTCAGAGAACGTTTGGCAGTCTGGAGCAGGTCCCCACTTCTAAGGGACTCTCCCCCTCTCACGACTCGTTAGCTCAGTTGGATAGAGCAACTGCCTTCTAAGCAGTCGGTCGTTGGTTCGAATCCAACACGAGTCGCCTTGCCTTCTTAGCTCAGCTGGATAGAGCAACGGTTTTGTAAACCGTAGGTCGTCGGTTCAAGTCCGACAGAAGGCTTTCCTCTTCGGAGGAATAGGTTATAATACCGATGTCTTGGACAGGAGTTCGATTCTCCTCGTCTCCACTCATGGGGACGCAATGGTTTCGACAGGGTGTTATGGGTTATAACTGAAACCTGCTTGGATAAGCAAACAACAGATGCAAATAAAATTGTATCCTTTAGGAGGACTGCTGTTGCCGTTTGAGCGATAGCACTCTGACCTACGGGGAGGGTAACCTCCCTTATGGGGTTGTAGCTCAGTCGGTTAGAGCACCTGCCTGTCACGCAGGGAGTCGTGGGTTCGAGTCCCATCAGTCCCGCCTGGGGAATTAGCTCAGTTGGTAGAGCGCCTGCTTTGCAAGCAGGATGTCAGGAGTTCGAGTCTCCTATTCTCCACCTCGCGGAATTAGTTCAGTGGTAGAACGTCAGCCTTCCAAGCTGAATGTCGTCGGTTCGAATCCGATATTCCGCTTCCTCCTAGGAGGTTTATGGGTAGAGAAAAGTATCAGTTCGGTGGTCTCAAAACAACATCAATCAATGTGCTGAGATTGCTGAGTGAACTTGAAGGTTCTTTTCAACTGTGTAAATACATGGGATTTGAAGAGGACATGAATACCATTTCAGAGATGAAGCAAAGGTATTACAAACTCTACTTCAAATTGAATAAAGAGGAACGCAATGGGGTGTAGCACAGCGGTAGTGCAAACGACTGTTAATCGTTGGGTCGTAGGTTCGAATCCTACCACCCCAGTTGGGTGAGTGTCCGAGTGGTTAAAGGAGACGGACTGTAAATCCGTT